TAACTGTTTCTGCCTCTCAACTTCTTGAACCTTCTCAAGTTCAGCAATCTTAGACTCTGCCTTCTGTAATCGTTCTTTCTTTTGCATTACTTCCTGCAATAGTTCAGACTCACGATTACTTATATTGTCTGCACTACTCTGGCTTTCAGTTGCCAACTCTTGTACGCTCTCTTGTACTTTCTCTTCCATTTTTTCCTCCATGTTAATGAAATCTATTTGCCTATTTTAAAGTTAATAGGCTTCGCAGTTTCTTTATCTGCGTTTACTTTAATTCTTTTGTTCATTAGTTTATAAGTAAGTTTTAATGATCTGTTGCTTAATGGCTTTGACTTAGCTGTTACTGTTCTACCCATATCTGCGTTCCATTGTACTTTTTCAGCATTAGTACCACTCCAACCTATAACAACACTTTCATTAGTAAATCCCCTTGTTTGTAATCCATTCATCATATCACCTGTAAGTTTAAGATTTACCTTACTACCCCCACCTCCTCTAAACTTAGTTGCTTTTGATTTAGCGTAACCCCTACTATATTTTTTAAATCTTTTATCAAAAACATCTTTACTTCTTTCTGTAGTATTGGCAATAATCTCATCAGTAATTTCATCACCTATGTGTTTCCAGAATGCTTTGTCAAACTTGGGTATGTTAGCAAGTTTACCCAACTTGAACACCTTCTACTGTTACAGGTTTAAATGTCTTTTTCTTTGATATAAAAGACTTAGCCTGTTTTGGTTTCATTAATTCTTTAGACCTTGATGTTTCTTTTCTCCAATGATGTCTACAATTATGTCCTCCCGAATTAGAAAAAGTGTTTGGAAACCTAGAATCTATCTCATCCCTTGTTAATTCCCCTGCACTTGCCATAAGTAAACATATATCTCTGGTCTTGCTGTCTATAATACCTATGTAAACATATTTAGCATTAGGTTCATCAAACTCAGCCATTTCAACCTTCACATTACGCTCAAATTGATTTAAGCCTGTGTTTACTAAGGTTTCTACTTGATCTATCCTTAAAGCACCTCCTGCACCCCTTAAAATGCCATCTGCTATCTCTTTCTCAGTAGCACCTGCAATGACTCCCCTTGCTATTTCTTTTTTAAGAGTTTCACCTAAACCACCTGCCTGTCTTATGTAAAAACTTCTATCCATTTCTCTTAATGCTGTTAAAGACTCTGCTGTAACTGTGCCTGTCATCTCCATCGCACCTAGTACATTCTGGTACTCAAGCATCAATCTATCTATATCAGCGTTTAGGTTTAGTTTGTTAAGGATAATATCTTCCATGTCCAACCCTTGTAGTACAAGTAGTATCTCATTCTTACTGAGTCCTTGCTTCTGCAAGTCAAAGACCTGCTTAACAAGTTCCTGCTGTACTCTTTCTATTGATCTAGCATATTGTAAGGATGCAGTATCTTTAGCCACGCTGTAGTGCCTCTAGTAGTGGGTTAGTAGGTTGTTCTGGTTGTTCTGGTTCTAGTTCTTCCATCTTTAAAGTTAACTCAGCCTCATCTATATCTGGGTTAAACTTTCGTATAAGTTCTTCACGAGTAATAAGATTATGTTCCATCATAAACTCTAATTTGTTGCGTTCCTCTGTCCATGTCATAGGAAAGCCAACCTCTGGGTAATCAACGCTGTACTTCTCAGATAGGTTTGTGCCTTCATGTACGCTTAACAGTTCTCTATCTATTTCATATCTATCATGTTCAAAGTCTCTAAATACAGGGATGTCTGACTCTCTTGTTTCTATATTATCTACAGAAAGAATCTTTAATGCCTCACCACTTGGTGGTGCAGAGGACTCACCCCATCTAATTGTTAAGCTATGGTTCTGTCCTACTTGGTTGATTAAGTCCTTAACTGATTGAATCATCTGCCCTAGATTAGCACTTGGACTTACATACTGCATGGATGCACCCTCTGGGAGAGCAATCAAACGATCTACACCGAACTTTAAGTAAGGTGGTATCTCTGTATCTAATCCTGTAATCACAGGCGAACCCATCATTAACCTTGTAGCAATCATTACCTCTGTCCACGCATTAGAGGCATGAACAGCACAACGAGTAACATCCGATGCGTTAGTGTTAAACTCTACCTTAGATAATGGGATAAGGTTGTAAGGATTTACCATCTCTAAATTATTCCCTACAGGCATCATCTTACCATTTACATTAAAACGGAAGTGCATACCTTGCTCACCATCTAAAGGCTTACTCCAGAAAGCGAACTGCCTATCTCCATTGAAGTCTCTATGTATCTCATAGCTTACACCATATACCTCACCATCATATACATACTCTTTAACAATAGGATGTATCTTATATTCAATGCGTTGTGTCTTTGGGTTGTACATACTCTGTAAGTGACAGCTACCTAACAGCCAAGCAAGTTCTCCGAACTCTCTTACTTTACTATCTAGGTTGTGAGTCTTTTCAGTATAGTAATCATTGAACTCACCATTAATAAATCTTTCAGCAGGTTGTTTTAATAACATAAGTCTACTCTTAGCAAAACGCTTTACAAGTGACATCAATACAGGTGGTATCTGTGATAAGGACTCTGTGCTGAAATACTGCTGTATATGTTCATCAAGGTTTCTATTATAGTAGAAATCCAATGATGTATTCTTCTCAGCTATAGTATTATCTAACGCACTATATTCTGCATCTTTAACTGAACGCAACACAGCCTCTTTTCCGAGGTCTGGGAGCATTATCTTATCGTGTAATTCCATTATAAACCTTTATGATATGGCATAATCATTCGCCTTTGTATGTTCCTGTATGAACTCCCCCATCCTAGACTCACTTTTAAAATATAAATGTTTACCATAGTAGTGTAAGAACACTATAGTAATAATAACCCCCACTACGATACCTAATAAGAACTCTACCATTCTGTACTAATAGCCTTCTTAGTGCGTAAAGGAAAATAGTAATTACATAAATAACCAAGAGCATCACTTAAATGTGTTTGCTTAATATCTCTCTTGTCTATGTCTCCAAGTCTCCAAACATTCTGCTCTAAATCCATAATTAGATTAGGACATCCTTCTACGCTAAAGTTTCCTTCTCTTATAAGTTTGTTTACACTAGCAACCCTATCTCTTACAGCAGGGTTCTTTCTTGGTGCTTTTAAATTAAATCCGTAGGACTTCATAATCTCATGATCTGAAGAAACAGCAGAACTCTTACGAGCATTACCAGAGGCATCAGATACTACCGATACATTAGGAAAGTCTTTCTTAATTAGTTCAGCCATGTCGTATGTATTAGCGTTGCTCATGCGATACTCTTTAAATACATGAATCCATCCGTTACCCATTCTAACAGCTAATGCACTCGCATAATCAACATTATAGTCTTGGCATATAACTACAGGTAAGTGGTTTAAATCAGTCCTTTTTGCAATATGTTTAGTTCTGTCAAAGTCTTTATATACTCTACCTTGTGTAAGATTAATGAATTGTCCATGCACATAGGCTTTTATCTCATCATCTGAGTAAGCTGATAGTAGGTTTTGTTTGTATTCTTCTGGAAGGTGTGAGTTGTCTAATGTAGAACCATATACGATGCCTATATCTATATCATCACGATTACTTAATTGATACCCCCAATTTAACTGCTCTGGAGTTCCTGTTAAGAATACCTCTAAATGCTTTGCTTCTGGATGTCTTACCCTTGCAATCATCTGGTCAAATACTTCCTTCTTTTGTATAAATGGTTCATCAATTCCTGCCCATGCTAAATTAGAGCCTTTTAAACTATCTGGCTTATCACCAGAACCTAACCAAATGCGACCTTCCCAATTATGTATAAGAAATTCACCTTTCATCTGGTTATATGTATAGTCTATGGCACTACGATTTAATATGTCTTTTAATGTTACTACTATTGTTCTCTGTGAAAGTCCATGTGATGGACTCACATACATCCCTGCATGGGGTTGATTCAAATAGCTTAGATATATTGATCTCAATGCTCCTATGTAGGTCTTTCCACTTCCGTAACCACCTATGAGAACCTTGTAAAATTGTTTTAAATCCCACCATCGTGATTGATGTGGGAGAAAATTCTTTCTTTGTATTCTGAATTGACTCACTCAATGATAAGAGAATCCTTGTGTGTAACTTCCCTTATCTCTTTGGATTTCCCCTCTGTCCTGTCTGATAAATAATGAATGGCTGTCATGTTACCCCTAACTGCCATATCGTAAGCCTTACGGATCATCTTTTCTTTCTTAGACTTTCCATCCTGCTCTACTTCTTTAAAAACATCGTTTATAATGTCTGATAATGCCCCAAGCCTACCATTTGGGTTAGCATTGTTATTAGGTTCGAACTTCTGTCCTTCTTTGTTGCCTTTAACAAATTGTCCATTAGACCGCCGTTTTACCGCCGATTTTTTACTCATGTTCTACTAATCCCATTGCTAATGTTTTATTTAATAAGTCCATTAAATCCTTTACTTTTTCAGTCTCAACCTCAAATACATCAAACTCTATTCTCCACGCTCCTGTAATCTTGAGGTTCTTGATACCTACTAATTCAACATTTAATGATACTCCTCTATCTTCCATATTTTAATAGTTGTAGCTACAACAATATTGTCATTGTTTCCTGTCTATCGTCACCATACGCACCTTAAAGTAATCTAAAAGCGACTTATTATTTTCTTTTAACGAGTGAGGCACAATAACAAGCCTCTATATATAGTAGCCAAAGTCAAGTAATTTTGCACTATTTTGATGGTAAAATATAAAGGTAAAAAATGTAAACTCTAATATTGCTAGAGTTAAAAAAATAAAAAAAGTTTTTTTCCGTCAAGCAATAAACCTTAAAAAAGGCTCAAATCGTCAAGTAGATAATCGCTTTATTATATTAGTTATTATCTCACATGATCTATCTATGGCATCAGCTACTCCCTGTTTACTAATTTGAAAATCCCTAGCTATATCACTATATGATTCCCTACCTATGTAGTATTTAGCCATAAATATCTCTATCTGTCTGTGTGTTGCTTCTTGTGCAAATAAGATTCCTGCAATCAAAAGATTCATTTTATCGTTCTCTAGTTCTTTTATCTCCCATTTATCTTTATGATCTCCATCATATCTGCCACACATTTCGCATGGTTCTACTTTGTTCATGATTACCTCTGGTATGTGAAAAAAAGGTTTTGAGGCTCGACTCGCCAAAGCATTATATACCTTTTAATAATTAAAAACTAACCTGTTTAAAAATTGATAATCGGTAATATGAGCCTCAAATGTTTAGACAATTTTTTTTATTTTGATGATTCCTTTTTAAAATATTCAAATATTTTATCTTGTAGCTTATACCCTTCCTCTACCTTATAGATTCTGCCATGACCTTGCTTTGAAAGAAAGTCACTACACTCTACTAATAATTTATGATATTCTTTTTCCATACTATTCCCCTTACTGTTTATTTAAAAATGTTCTATAAATTTTAAAATGGACTTATATCACTTAAAAAATTAGCAATAAAATTAGAATCATAAAAAAATGGATGTTCATATATTGGAGGATGATTCATAACTATTTCATCATCTTCTAAATCCCAGACACTCTTAGCATAATAAATTGCATCTTCTTTATTATCAAACCATCTATTTTTAATATTTACAGGTGCTTCTACCCAATATAAATAAATCATTTGTCTAGTTTTTTTGTCCATAATGTTCCTTAATTAAGTTATATAAATTTGTTCCAATAAAAAACCATATCATTAAGCCTATAGGTATAAGCACTAACGCAGTACCTAACGCTAAAAGGTTTATAATGATCTCATATAAGTTTATAATAATCATAAGCCACAAAACCCCTCTTCACACATAAATAATTCTTCTTGATCCTCTTGTAAATATACCTCATCCATTGGTTTAAGACTTCGATGTAAAAACAATTTATCATCTTCACCTTTCCTGCTTTTATCTCTTATCGCCTTATCTACTGCTACTATCTTTTCCCATTGCTCTGGAAAGTTTTCTTTAATCTCCCTAAACTGTCTATTGTGTTGATATGGGCAAAACACACAACTAGACTTAGGCACATTGTGAAAACTTCGCTCCTCTAAAAACGCTTTACAATCACTTCTACTTATTTGTTCATCAATAAGTGGGTATTTATATTCTACATTGTACATCTGTGAAATTTTTGCTCTTTCTATCTCATCTGTGCTTATTCCTAACCATAACTCTGTAGGTTTCATTCTCTGTCTGTACTTTAATCCATGTAAATCTCTAATCTTACGCTTTACTGTGTTTATTTTGTATTCACCTGTGCATTGCCTTTGAACCATTCCACCACTTTCTGAAAAAGCAGGTATAGTAACAAATGGCTTACCATCACTATTAACACCATCTATAACATCTTGATATATATCTGCCTCTTCTATTAGTATTTCAATGCCATTATTATATTTTTTCCATTCTAATAAATACTTAATTAAATCTTCTGTTGTTGGTTTTTCACTCTTTAGATCAGCGTAAATTGCATAATCTGCTCTTTCTATATACCCTAAAGAACTCATTAAATAAAGTGCAGTTGATTGCACACCCATACCTAAAGATATTATTTTCATGAGCATTTAAAGCAGGTTTCTTTAGGTTTACCATAAGAAGGAAAGTCATCATAATGATGTATTCTTTTTGACCAATATCCCCCCATTCTTTTACAATCTTCCCAAACCTTTTTACATTTAGTACAAAACTTTAAATTTTTGCTATTTTCTTTTGTATAATTTTTATCATTTCTTAATTTTCTATTATTAGTTTCATAGTAATTTAATACCCATTGTACTGAATTATCTTTACTATTGTCTGAACTCATAAACTACCTTCCATTATTTGATTAAGTGTTTCATTGGTGTAATCCTTGCCATTGTACTTTTTTGGCTTTTCTGGTACAAATTCAACCCCACAGCATACACTACTAAAGTTTAGTTCCTTATGTTCTAAAAACATTGTATCACCACACTTAGAACAATACCCCCTGTACATACCAGATTGCATTACTCTAAATTGTTTCTTTTGTTTAAAAGGTTTCTCAGATGCTTTAATTATATCATCGTTCCATCGTTCACCATTAAGCCAAACATTTAAAGCAGGTGTGTACTGAGCATCTGTTTCTTTCCAATTATTAAGAACTTGGTTTTTAAAAGCTGTATAGATTGTTTCATGGTCTTTCTTTTTAACTGCTAGTATATACTTCTGATAAGATTTCTTTTTATTAACCTTCTTAGGTACTAATGACCAAAGTTTTTCAAACTCTTGAACATATATATTATTATTAATCTTCTTAGTCTTATTGTTTAGTGTTCGTTTGTTGTTCAGTTGTTGTTCACTTTGCTGTTCATCTAGTTGGTAGTCTGACCACCTAAGTATTGATATTAAGCGACATCGAGGATTTGTCTGTTGTTCAATTTGTTGTTCGATTTCAAAGGTTTTTAAAATTCGTTGTATTTTACTCTCATTGATTTTTAATTCTTTAGATATGATTTTTCTACCTGTAATAAACTGCCCTGCTTTTAGGGTTAGTCTCTCCCCTTCATATATTGTATCATGGTCTGAATGGGTAGCGTTTAATAGTAACCACATCCAGACAGCAAAATGATCTGTGTCTTTCATTACAATGGGATTATCCAAAGTCTTACGATGCAGTTTTATCCAACCATTACTCATTATATACTCATATTTTGACCATAGATATTAAAATAATGCTTTTTAATAAGGTAGGCAATTTTACTAGCATAGTCACCCTTACCTGTAAATTGTACAGATTTAAAGTTTTCTTTATTAATCATATCTCTAATCTGTTCTGGTGTTATAAATATAAATTCTTCTTCATCTAAGTGAAATACCCACCAATCTGCTTTAGTAGTGCTTAATGCTGATAGTTTACCATTCATCTGAACTTCTACAACAACATTTCCTGTGTATTTGCTCATAAAGTCTTTCTTAACTTCCACAGATGTATCTATTTCGGGTATAAATATATCAAATTCTTTAAAATATCCATCTTTTATATAAGCACTAGGGTATTTGTTTTTAATGCGATTTAAAACGATTTTTTCAGATTCTTTACCTACCACTAAAGACTCTTGAAAGCTACTCATTATTCTTCCTCTGCTATACTTGCGTGTTCATAACACATACCACAAATATCTGTATCTGGGTAATCTGGTTCGATAAAATTAGAATAACAACAATCACTTAAATACTTACTCACTTTAAACCCTCCATTATATTATCAAAATCTGCATCTATAAATTTTTGTGGTGTGTTCTTTTTAATTTTAAGGTCATCGTACCACTTTTGACCTCTTTGCTGTATTGCCCATTCAACAAACTCAGCAGGTGTCTCATGTGCTGAAAACTTTGGACTAAACTTATGGCAACCTACACATAGACAAAATCCATTATCAATATCCCATCTAACAGAAAAGCATCTCCTGCCATGAAAGTGGTGAGCATTTAGTATTCTTAGCTTACCACATACCTCACAACTGCCAGACTGCTTGATTCTTTTCGACCAAGCAGTATCTAACTTCTTAATAAGGGTTCTTTTCATTAAAAAGGAACATCCTCATTATTAGGCTCTTCCTCACTAGGTTTATCATTCTGGTCTTTCTGGATTTGATCCTCTTCCCATCTTGTAAGTCCACTTGTAGCTATGTTCATTAATCCACCTGCAACATCTTCAATATCCTCAAGCATAAAATCAAGTGTCTTATAGTCCTCTTTCCAACTAATAACTATCTTAGTTGCATTATTGATACACATACCCCATGTAATACCCAAGCTATTACTAGAAACAACTTTCTTGGACTTA